GTTTTGAAATACCAGCATTTTATGACAAGGATGATGATGCTGTTGAGGACACATTTAAGAGTCCTAATGATGGTCTTGCTGATAAAGTTCAGGAGATGGTTGATAAGAATGAATTATCTGATGATGATATTCCATTCTGATGCAACAGATAGATTGGATAAGAATAGCACCTGACGTTGCCAAGCAACTACTAGGAGAACCCACTAAAACCTCATCTAACGAGCTTAGATGGGGTAATAAGGGGTCTATGGCTCTTAATCTATCAGAGGGGACTTTTTACGATCACGAAGAAGGAGTCGGTGGGGGAGTAATAGATTTAATTAAACATCTTAATGAAGATGTCAACACAGTTTTAAAACAGTTTGGTTATGACTTAGCATTACATTCTAATGACTCCTTATTAAGTGGTTTTCACCCCCCTAAAAGCGAAACCACTAGTAATGCTAGGTCATTCACGCGAGAGCAGATGATTGGCTTATATAAACAGTCAATCGTCAACCTTAAGTACAATGATAATTTCATGGTTCTTAGATTTCCTGAAGGTCATGTCATTAAACAGAAATACGCACCATTTACATTAGGTGCTGATGGTTTATGGGCTTTAAAACGTCCTGACAGCCCTCTGATGCCAATTTATTATACGGATAAGTACCCAAAGAAGCCTATTGTGTTAAATGAAGGAGAGAAGGCTCTAAAGGGCTGTGAGGCAATAATTGGAGATAAGTTAGATTCTTGTACTTGGCATGGCGGAGTTAATAGTTGGAAGAAGGCAGATTGGAAACCTATATTAAAAAGAGAAGTATGGATATTTCCTGATAATGATAAAGCAGGTAAGGAATGTGCTGACCAATTAGCTGAACACCTAAGAAAAGAAGGCTGTAGAAATATTAGAATCATACAGCCACCTGAAGATTTTAATGAGAAGGATGATCTTTATGATGCTTATGAGAGGGGTTATTTTAAATCAGCAGATGAATTTATTAGCTTTGTTGATAAACAAAAAGTTAAGCTACCTAAAGGTGCTTTACGTTTTGACAGAGCCGATTATGTTCTATCGCAGGTAACGAACCCTGATTGGCTTATAACCGAGGTATTTGAACGTAATCGTTTAATAACAGTATTCGGTGCTCCCAAATCAGGCAAATCGTTTATTGCGATAGCCATGGCTTGTGCTGTAGCAAAAGGAACTCCTTTCTATGGTCATGAAGCAAAAAAAGCACCTGTAGTCTATCTTGCAGGGGAGGGAGTGAGTGGAATTAAGCGGAGGCTCGCTGTATTCCACCAAAGCAAATATGGTGGTAGCTTAGAGGGTGCACCTTTATTTTTATCTAATAGAGGTTCAAGGATTAATGAAGCAGAAGAGTATGAGAAGCTAGAGACTGAAATTAACTTGCTGAAACAAGAGGTAGGGCAAATCGGTTTAATTATCTTCGATACGTTTCAAAGAAATTTCTCAGGCGATGAAAATTCTGCTCAAGAAGTCAATAAGTTTGTCAAAGCTGCTGATCAGTTGATTCATGACTTTGATTGTACTGTATTGCTTGTTCATCATACTGGTAGAGGTAATAAAGGTAGGGCTAGAGGTAGTTCTGTTCTTGATGCTTCTATTGATGGTGAGTTTATAGTTGAGAGAAAAGATCAGACTGTTGATGGTGAGAAGCAAATGTTTGTCAAGATGAAACAAACCAAGAACAAAGACGGAATGGGAATGACTGACAAGAATTTTATTTTCCATGAAGAGACTGTTATTGGCGAAGGTCTTGATGTTACTTCAGGATTATTAATTGAGACTGATGATGATCTTTATTCTGATGATGATATACAAAATGCAGTAGACGAAGCAGAGGATAAAAAGATATCTTCTCTTATGTATTTTTTAGCAAAAGACAAGCCAAAACCTGAAGAAGAGTGGTTTACAGCAGATGATTTTGGTCATCAAGCGGTTTATAACACTACTGGTAATGAAATTAATCGTGATGCTATTAATAGATCATTTAAACGATTAGAAAAAGCTGGTGTAATAATACATGCTAAAAGAGATAAAAACACTGTAAGAAAGCAGGGTTACAGGTTATCTGAGTTTAGATTGTATGATGATTATGAGTTAAATAATGAATAGAGTGTGCGAGTGTGTGTGCAAGTGTGTGTGTGTGTATTGATACATTATTTGAGTGTGTGTGTGTGTAGTAGTCCGTAGGACTACACACATGCACACTTAAATGTATACGCACAAGGAGATAAATATATGAATACTTATTTAAATGAATCTTTAAAAGATAAATTAAAAGAACTAAGAATCTATGAGCTAGAGACTAAAGTTAAATGGGGTAATCGTAGAAGGATATTTAAAATGGTAGGTGTTGATTTTGAGATTAAGTTTCTTAAAGGTGAGCAAATACTAAAAACATCTTTACAAAACGATCCACCTAAAAAGCAAATTGCTATGGTTGAAATGATGATAAGAGCTTATGAGCAGTTAAATATCAAATGTGAAGAAAGTGGATATATCATGATTCAACCAAATGCAAAATGCTTTACGTTTGATAGAAAGACTGCTTTGGTATGTGATACTGATGATGATAAGCCTGTATTAGAATTAATACATAAAGATGAAAAAGATATTATGATATTCAGTATAGAAGAATTATTAAGATGTTTACCCAAGGATTTTATGAAAGCAAAAGAACTTTTAAGCAAATTAGATAAATCTGTCAATTTTCAAAGAGTCGATTATGTCTAACTGGCATGGTGGTAAAGGGTCGAAACGTAGACCTGAAGATTCTAAGAAGTTAGATGCAAATTGGGAAAAGGTTTTTGGAAAAAAGAAAAAGGAGAAAAAAGATGCCGATAAAACTAAAACCTAGTGCCAAGATCAGAGATAGGGCTACAGGTAAAACAACAACAGAACATTACTATCTAAAGTGTATGACACTTTCAGAGCTTAATGATTACATTGAATCACCTAGTGCTAAGAAAAAAGTCATACAAAAATGTAAGAATGAAATAATAAGGAGAGGCAAATGAGTGATTTAGTAAACAAACCACCACATTACAATAAAGGCAAATTTGAATGTATAGACTATATAAAGCAACAGTTGGGTGCAAATTTCCCTTCGTACCTTGAAGGTAATGCAATTAAATACTTACATAGACATAAATATAAAGACTCTAACATTCAAGACTTAGAGAAAAGTATTTGGTATATTAATAAATTAAAAGAACATTACGAGAACTTATAATGAGCAATAAACCGCAAATTGATGTTTCGCAACTTAAAAGGCAAATCGATAAAGGCAAATCGCTAAACGAGGTAGTCATGTCTTTAGGTAGAAGCAAATCGACTATTCTTAAAGTAGCAAATGAGAATGGTTTAAAGTTTGACAAAAAAAGCCATTGGGCAAATTTATAATCAAGGCAAATTTAGTATGCGAATAGTTTTAAAATCGAATCTAAGACAAGTGCGAAAAGAACTTGATAAAAGTTTAAGCAAAAAAGATTTTAATAAAATTATGGCTAGAGCCATGAATTATACTGGTGAAAAAATTGTTAATGCTGAAAGGTCGCACCTCAACGATAAATTAGATAGACCAAGACCACAAACAGTAAAAAGCGTGGTCATATCTCAATTTGCTAAACCAAGTAGTAGCAAATTAGCTATGACTGTAAGAGTTAAGGATTGGGCGGCGAAATATCTACATTACATTTATAGCGGAGAAGATGAACCTGCAAGAAGTAGAGGTTACCCTTCTCCAACAAGAGATGGTTTACCTAAGCAAGGCAAATTTGGTAATATCGTAAAACTATCTAAAAAGGGTGGTTTATTAAAGAAGATTGATAAAACTGCTGATTCTCAAAGAAAAGGCTCTAGGTTTATGGGTAAACCAAAAGGCAAAGGATCAAAAGTATATGGTATTTGGGAAAGGCAAGGAGTTAAGGGTAGAGAGGGTTTAAAACTTTTAGTTGCTTTTACACCATTTATTAAGCATAAAAAGTTTATTGATTTCTTTAAAGTTGGTGAAATGGTTATAAAAAATAACTTGCATAAAGAATTAAATAAACAATTTCTAAGACATATGAAAAGAAGATAAAGGCAAATTTACCATAGAGGCAAATTTACCTTTACCGCAAATTACTTATAAAATACTTCTTCCATCCATTCACAAGCCTTTACATAATCTTTAGGAACTTTGTTGTTTTTAAGTGCTTCGTAATATTTTTTATCCATTATTTCTTCTACTGGCCTTTTTAAAACTTCGCTTATAAGTTCCCATTGTTTAGCACCAACTTCAGTAAAGTCTATGCCAAGTTTTAAAGCCTTTTTATGGATTCTTCTTCTTTGACTTACAGTAAAATCTCTTAAAAAGTGTTTATATTCATGGCTCCAAAAATAAGCAACACCCATATAATCTTCTGTACCTATAAACTTTTTGTCTAATTTATATATTTCACCCGAAGCACCCCAAGATATTGCATTAAGATTTATTGCATAATCACTCATTATCCTCTCCTATTATTTCTAAAATTACTTTTTGAACTCTTTGAGCCTCATAAACCTCATGTCCTAAATGTGATATATAACCATAATCAGGCTCAAGGTCTTTGCGAAACTCCAACAACTCAAAGTCAAATTTATCTAGCCTTTCATTAAAGATGCTATCAACTTCGTGCTGTATGCTTTTAAGTTTTTCTATTATTTGTTTTTTAGTTAGACTCATTTTTTACTCCTTGTTTTAAATATTTGATTTCTTCTCTGTAATCTAAAGAATTCATCTCACAAATTTCTTTAAATGTTTTTACTTTAGATAGTATTCTTAAATCCTCTAAGAACTCATCTAAAACATACACTTCAGAATCAAGCATATTCATAATCATTAAACTTTTATGCCTATCTTCTACAGCTTCTCTTAGTTCTTTTCTACTCATTAGTCTTGCTCCTTTAATTTATTTAATGTTTCTTTTGCTTCTTGATAAAAATGCAAATCGTTAGGCATACAAGTTGCCAAGCCTTCCGCACAATCACAATCAAAGCAATGTTCTATAGGCTTACTTTGATCTTGATTATTTTTGTTAAAGTTTATATTTGCACTTCCGCAACTGGCACAGACTTCTATGCCTTC